CAATTTTGCGCTTGCGACGTTGGCCTCGTTCAATGCTTTCACTCGCTGTTCGTGGTCCGTCTTTCTCGGATCGTCTGCCATCTTTGCGAACTCCCTTCGTGACGAGCCGGCCGCCGAGATCGACAGCCGGCCTACGCCAATCAAAACGCCGAGGCGTTACCAAGTGACGCCCGTCACCCAACCGACGAGGCCCGTGCGACGCATGATCCAGTTCATCGGCATAATCATGCGCAGCGCGATCGAGTCGGTTTGGAACATGCTGCGCACCGGAGCGGCGACGACCGGCGGCGTTCCCGGAGTGCCGATTGCCAACGGCGTCGTGTCCTCCATGTGCAGCGTCGCTTGATCGCTCAACTCGAACCGCGCGTCGTCGCCGGAGAGGCTCGCGAAATCGGCCGCGTCGACGATGATTACCATCGTTACCGGAACCGTCATCGATTGGATGACCGGGTAGCCGAGCAACACGCCTCGCTCGATGTCGGCCTTGAACGGAAAGACACCGATCGCGCTTGCCGCCGAGGTGAGCGAGATCGACAGCGCTTGCTGGGGGTTCATGATCCAGACCGGCGAGCGCAGCGAACTCGCGCTGATGAGCACGGCGAGCAATTGCTTGAGGTCGGCAACCAGTGCGGTGAAGCCGCCGCCGGTCGTTGGAGTCAGCCCTGTCACGCCGCTGCGCAAGCCAGCCGGCCTTACCGCCGTCGCCGGGTTGTTGTCGAGTAGCACCGTATCGATCGCGACCGACGTATCGCGGCTGATCCGAGAACGCAGTTGCGTGTCGATGTTTGGTTGCGAGTGCTCGAACAGTTCGCGGGTGAACGACGAGATCACGGCCATTTTCTTGAGGCCGATGGTGATCGGCGCGAACGCCTCTTGACGCACGGGGATCGGCGCACCCTCGGCGACGAACGAGCCAGCGACTGTCGGCGTTGCCTGTTCCACCGGGATCGATATCTGACCGTATCGGCCGAGCGTGTAGCGCACGCCGGCTGCCGTGAGCGGCTGATACACCGACGCGGCAAACAGAAACGAGAGCAGATCGGCATATTGCGTCTGGACCAATTCTGCCGCCCACCCGGTCGTCGTGGTCGTGGCTGGTGCTGTCGCCGCGCGCTGCACCCAATCGAGGCATGTGCGAACGCCGACGTCGTCGCTCCATCCGCGATCCGAGAGCACGGCCTCGATCGCCTTGTGAGTGTGCTTCGACTCTCCAAAGGCGATTATCGCGTTCAACAGAAGCTCGCCGGGTTTCTGCTCGCGCTTCGGCATGGCGAAGGGCCGAGCCACCGGCAGCGGCGGCAATATCGTTGTGCGCGCGGCTGGCACCTGCTGCTGTTCGAGCGACGTCCCGCCGAGCGCGACTTCGGCGCGTTGCAGCGTTTCGAGCCGGCGAAGCTCGGCGTCGATCTTCGCCTGGATTTCGTCCGAGCGCGCCATGACGTCCGCGTTGAGATCGTCGCCGGCTTGCGCGTAATGCTGGCTCAGTTCATCTCGCAGGCTGTTGACCTGCGCCTGCGAGGCTTGGATGCGTTCCGAGATGTTCATAGCAATGGGCTTTCGTGACGGAGATTTTTCGGCTAGCCCGCCAGTGATCTCGCGCCGTTCAAGCGTCTGACCGTGATCGGCTAGCCCGCCGAAAATCAGAGCTTGTCCGTCGCGAGATATCCCGATCGCTCGTGCGATCGAAAGCGCGTTAGGATTCGCCGGCACCGCGACAAGCGAGCACTCGACGAGTTCCTGTTTGGTGAACCGGTAGCCGAAGACGTCCGAGTCTTCGATCGGCTCCATCTCGATCGGGTGAAAGCCGACCGAGACGGCGCGCAGCACGCCAGCGCTGATCGCCGCGTGTATCTCGCGCAGTCGGTCGCTCGCAGCTGGCATCAACTGCAACCGCCCGCGCAGCTGCCCGCCGCTGATGTCGACGTCCTGCCATGTGCCGATGGGGAACCCGGACGAATGGCCGAAGAGGGCAATCGGGTTTTTGCGGAAGTTGTCCAGCTGCCAGCCGTCTTGCTCGATCACGTCGCCCATGCGGTCGACCGAATCGTCGGACATGACGAATTCGAGCGGGTCCGATGCCGGTGCTGGCGCAGACGTCGCTTTGATGCGGAGTGTCATCCGATCAGCGCTCCTATGTTCACCGTCGCCTCGGCGTCGCTCGCCGCCGCGCCGATCGCCATCGCCAGCGCGACCATCCCGTCGATGCGGCCCGACGAACGATGCTTTTCGAATTTGCGGTTTCCTGCGGGGTCGGTCGCGACCGCTGCATTCGCGGCGCACATCGTCAGCACCGGGTGCCCACCGTGCGCGAGCCGCCCGTTGAGGATCTCGCCCTCAAGCGCGCGCAGCGCAGGGCTCATGTCGTGATAGCCCTGGCCGAACTCGGAGAAATGCCGCTCGATCAGCGCCTCGCTAAAGCCGGCTTTCAGAAGCCACGGCTTCAAATGGCGAAAGCCCCATCGGTCAAACGCGATCTTGTGGACGTCGAATTGGTCGAAGGTGCCGCGCAGATATTCGGCGACATATTCGTAGTCGATCGCGCTTCCTGGCGCGGTTTCGAGATAACCCTGTTGGTGCCATAAATCGTAGGGCACGCGATCGAGTCGCGCCTTGTCGGCAAGGCCGTCTGCCGGCAACCAGAATGTCGGGTGAACTTGCCATACGCCCTCGACTTGCCCGACGAGCACCAGTGCCGTCAGATCACCGACAGCCGAGAGATCGAGCCCGCCGTACACCGGAACGCTGTCGATCGCCTGCGCCGCAGCGTTGCACGTCATCCACAGCGCACGCGAGCAGAACGCCGCAGCTGCCTCGACGCGGCGGTTGAGGATCAGGTTCTCGAACTCAGCTTGCCGCGACGGCATCCGGCGCGCGTCTTCGGCCATCGCCAGCACTTCGGAAGCATTGAGAAAGTCGCCGAACGCCGGGTTCGCGGCCTTGATCGCTTGCTTGCTGAACGGATCTTTGATCGAGACGGGCGCGGTGTAGAGCGCGACGACGACGCGTGAGTCGTGCGCTGCGAGGCCGTCGTCGATGAGGATCGACAACAGGTCGGCGTCGGTCGGCGCCTGCGTGGAGATGATGATCGACAGCGCGTCGTCCTGTGCGCCGGTCGCGGTTTCCATCGCCTCATAAAGCGGGCTGCGCGGCCCTCGCACTTGGCCGAGCTCGTCGTGGATCACCAGCGACGGCGACAGGCCGTAAGCGGTTTTCGCCTCGGCTGAGAGCGCGCGGTAGATCGTCCCGAGTTCGGGGCAAAAGAGTTGCTTCGCGTTGTCGCGAATGACGACGACAGCAAGCAGATCGGGCGACATGCGCACGATCTTTGCCGCCAGTGCGAAGATGATCCCGGCCTGGTCCCGCGATTGCGCCGTGCTGTACAGCTGCGAATTCGGCTTCGCTTCGGGCCCGCACAGATGCAGGAGCAAGAGGAAAGCCGAGAGCGCTGTCTTGCCGTTCTTTCGCCCGAACGAGAGGATCGCGCGGCGCGTCCCGGCCGGGTTGTCGTAAATCCGGCGAAGCTCGCGCTTCTGCCACGCGCGCAGGCGCACCGGCTGCCCGACGAGCTTGCCTTCCGGCACCCGGCAATAATCCTCGATCCAGTTGATGGCGCGTCTAGCGCGGCCGCGCCGCAACCTCTACACCTCCCAAGGCTTCAAACCCTTGCCGGCGTTCGCCGCTGCCGTCCTCGCCGCACCGGGCGTGTAACGCGACTGATTGGTGAGCCGCAGCGCTCGCGCCATTGCCGTAGCTGCTCGCGTCTCGCTTTCGCGGATCCGCAGCAACGACTGATAGCGCTTCACCGCTTCGCCGTTCTTTAGCCACTCTGGCCGAAACTGGTTGATGATGCTCGACACGTTCTCGGCGGCTTCACGGTGCCGGCAGTAGTCGGCGAGCAGACTGCGCAATGCGCTCGTGTTAAAAAAATCGACCGGCTCGGATGCGGCCGTCTCGCGCCAGATTTCAGCCTGTCGAGGTGTCAGATCGTCCGGCGGCTCAGGTCGCTTGCCGAAGGCGCCGGAGATGACGACTGCGTTCGCCGCGGCAGATTTGTATCCACGCTGCCTCATGCCGCTGCTCTCGTGACGAGCCGCATCCCGTAATCGTCGATCCCGTGCGGGATATGCGCCTCCGGCGCGCGGACCAGCTTTTGAGTGAAGCCGGAAAAATCGATGTAGTGGTGCCAGCGGCCAAAGCGCTTCGTCACGCGTGCGCAGTCGGGGTGCAGGCGCACGAGCGATCGCGACTTAACGAGCGTTCCTTCGCTTTTGTAAAACGCGTCGGTGTTGCCGCCTCTCATGCTCTGGGTGCGCATCTTGTTTTGCAGAAACGCGTTGAACTGGACCGTGCAATAGCCGGCCTTGAGAATGCGAAGCGACAAATCGGCGTCTTCGTTGTAGCGGCAGCGCCAGCGAAACGGCAGATCAGTGCGGATGAGGTTGCAGGAAAACAGCCGAGTATTGATGATAAACGGCGGGATCAGCTGCTTTCTCTTGGCGAAGCAGTAATAATTCGGCCCAGCCATCCCGACGTTGCTATAGCGTTCGATAAAATCTTCCATGCAGCGCAGGACAGTTCCATCGCCGACGCGAATCTGCGTGTTTTTGCGCGTGCGATAAAAGCCGCGAATATTGTCGTCCATGACCCAATGCCAGCGGGCGCCAAGCTCGAGGGCGTGATCCCACGCGAAATTGCGTGCGGGCCCAGATCCTCTGCTTAAGCCTTTCGCGTCGCCGGCAGCGTCGCGCGTCTCGTATCGAGCTTGGTAGGCCGGATCGAGCACGAGCAGCTTGGCCCGGTCGATCGCTGCGGCGTAAGCGTCGACCTCCTGCGCCTCGACGATCACGCGATAATCGACGCCCATCTCGTCGAGGTGACGCATCGTCAATTGCGTCTCGGCGCGGCCTTTCGACGGGATGTAAATCGGAAACCGAGGGTTCATGCGGCGACGTACACCTTGTCGGCGACGACCTCGTTTTCCTGCTCCGGGTACCAGATATATTTCGTCCTGTCGGTTAGCTCCTGCTTCACCAGCTTGGCAAAGCGATCGACGCTCGCTTGATCGGTGAAATGCACGACGATCGAGCGAAACGCCATGTGGTTTTCTTGGCCGAACTCCGGCATTCCCTGCCATTCGGCGTTCGGGTCGGTATCGGCTGCGAATAGCTGGTCGACCTCCATCACGCCGAAGCCGGCGAGTTCGACGTCGATGCCGAGATCGCGGAGTTCTTTGATTTCGCCGCGCAGCAAATCGAAATCCCAATCACTGTTGAGCGCGAGCTTATTGTCCGCGAGACGGTATGCGCGCACCTGAGCATCGGTCCAACCGCGGGCGACCATGACCGGAGCTTCGCTAAAGCCGAGTTGTCCGGCTGCCAACACGCGAGCATGTCCGGCGATTATGACGCCACCGTCGTCGACCAAGACCGGCGTCGTCCAGCCCCACTCCTTCATGCTTTCGGCAATCTGCGCGATCTGTTTTTCGGAATGCGTGCGTGCGTTCGACGCGGCAGGGATTAGAGCTTCAATCGGCCACCGCGTGACTTTATCGGCCGGCCATTTGATTTTTGTTGAACCGTGCCGAGAAATTGTCATGAAAAGGCTTTTTCTGTG